TTGGGGTTGACGTTGTCTTTTGTGAAGAGGACAAACCTCTTTTCGTTATCGTATTGCATTGTGTTTTGTTTTATTTGTTACTTCTCGTCAAAGCGCATATAGCTTTCACGAAAGGCTAGAGGAATGCTAGCACGACCGCAAGCTCGTGCAAGCTTTATGTTCAGGTACCAGTTACCCTGATCGTCACGTTCGATGACCAGAAAGAGATCGCAGTCATGTTCGATTGCCCTTGACTCACGGCTGGCACCCTCCGCATTGAGTTGCGTCAAGGCGATGATGGTAATGCCTAGCTCCTTGGCTAGTTGCTTGAGCGTTCTGGAAGCCTCTGCAACTTGCCGCTCCCTGCTGTCCTTGCGGTCGGTCGGGGAAAGCAACTGAATGTAATCCACGACGATGATGCGAGTCTTGTGTACGGCACACATACGGCGCATAGCGGCACGAAGCTGAAGCGGATTAACGTCTCCCTCATCACGGATATAGATTGGAAGAAGAGACGCTTGATGGGCGGCCCTGCCAATGTTGCCGATGTCTTGCGCTGTGGGAGCCTTGGACAGAACGCTCACATCGACCCCTCCGTAGGAGGCAACGAAACGATCAAACAACTCGCCGCTACTCATCTCAAGCGATATGAAACCAACAGGATGCCCAGCGTTTGCGGCACGGGTAGCCATGTTGACTGCCATGCTGGTCTTGCCTCCCTTTGTTGCCGCCCCGATCACGATGAGTTGCCCCTCCCTGAACCCACCAGTTAAATCGTCTAGCGGCTTGAAGCCAGTAGTGACTCCAATCAGCTTCCCCTTGTTTTTATAAATCTCCTCATAGGCAGAGATTCGTGCAAGAGCCACCTCCTTGAGAGATTCAATCCTCCCCTTGCTCTCTGCATCAGCCGCCACCGCAACCAATGCTTTCTGGACAACCTCGCTCAATTCTCCTGCCTCGGCTGGATTCTGTGCGGAAGCGATGATCCGTTCTGCGGCACTAACGGCAAGTCTCCTCGTGTGGTTCTGGCGCAGGATCTCTAGGTACTCACGCCAGTTGCTCGTCACCGAAGGAGCCATGAAGCACTCGGTTAGGAATGCCGCCCCGCCAGAAAGCTCAAGCGTTCCAGCGTTAGACATTGCATCCGTGAGCGTTACCAGATCACAATCCTTGCCCTCCTTCCAAAGCTCCAGAGCAGACTCAAAGATCCGCTTGTGAGCAGGGTGGTGGAACAGCTTAGGCGATGCGTAATCAGCCGCCTCGTTGAGAATGCTGATGTTCTGAATGGCGCATGAGAGGAAGGCCCTCTCTGCGTCTAGGTTGGATGGGATTGTCATTTCTTCTTCCTCCCCCGTGGCTTTGGCTCAGGCTTTGCGGCTTGCATAGCCCAGTAAAGATCAACCTGCTTCTGGAATACATACCATTCATTGGACAGGTTATCTTTCCACACTACCTCAAAGTCACCTTCCTCTTGCTTTCCGATACGGACAATGGCGTGATTTTTAATTGGATCAGCTTGGTTGTTGCTATTCCAAAGCTGTGCATATCCTGCACATTGCCTCCAATATGACTCGCTGATCTTCTTGCTGGTCTTGAAGTCAATAAGGATGTGTTCTCCTTTTTGAGTACGAGCGATTAAGTCAATCGTGCCTCCGTACTTGTAAAACTCGTTCACCAACTGGATCTCCGTGGCGACTTTCTCTAGGCTCTGCTCGTCCCACCAATCGACGAACTTGTTGTAGCACATCAAAGCCTTGTCAATGTCTTCCTGCTCGTAATCGGAAAGATCGGCAACTTGGTTGTTCAAGAAGCATTCGATCAGGAAGTGTGCGATAGTTCCAATGTCAGCGGCCTTGTCCCTCTCCTTGCGATAATCCTTGCCCTCCCTGCCAAGGTTCCATGCCCAATGGATCAATGCCCCTGCATCGTCTCCAATTTTGCAGATCGTGCTACCTCCCGGCACTTGGGTTCCATCAGATAGATGGTATTTTTGATGAGGCGCATTACGCACCAGTTTTGTTTTTTCCATGCCCTACCGATAGTCAGCCTCAATCTCATGGTCAAGCGCATATTTTTCCCATTCTTCAGAATTTTGCTCTTGACTTCCAGAGGCATCACCAATGCCGTTTTGCGCCACAAATAATTCAGCCAGCAGGGCAAGGGCATCCGCTCTGTCTGGGGAGTTACCCTTCGTGCGCTTCTTCAAATCCTTCTTGCTCTCCAGCAACGTGCGTTCGTTCTTGAGCGTGTAGATGCGAGCGCAAAGCTCCCTCGCTGTTTGATCGTCAAGGCCCCTCAGCCTACCTCCCATCACGATCACCTTGATCTGCCCCCATAGTTGCGTGACGCGATTGGCGTAGACTTGCTTTGCAGGACGATTATCCTCCACGGATATTGGCGCATCCGTAGCCGCCCCCCCGAAGCTCACTCGCACAAACCCAGACTGCCACCGCTGAGAGATGATGTCGGCAATGCCAGCACCAGCACCAGTTGCGTCAAGAGCAAAGTCTTCTGGCTTCACGTTCCTCGCCTTCAGTTCATTGATCGTCTGGTCTGCGACTTGGTAGAACAGCGGATAGTTGGGATCGTCTTGCAAGTTGAGACGTACTGTGTCGGTGAGAAGCATTGTCAGGTTCCCGTCATCAGCCTTCCCCACCTTGGCAAAGCGCAGGATGCAATCATCTCCCTCCGTGGTGAACGCTGGGTCAAGCCCTGCGATAGTCTTCACTCCACCACCCTGCCAGATCACTCCCTCCCTTGCCTGACCATCCGTAATCATTGCGGAATCAAGCATCGTGTTCCTTGCTCCCGAACGAGACCACATCCCTCTGCAATAGCTGTTCCACTCAAGGCTACCCTCTCCGAAGTTCTTCTTGATGGTGTCAATGTTCTCCTGACCAAATAGGTATGGGTAGATGAGCCTTCCAGCCTTGACGTTCGGTGACTTGAGACCATCAAACCTCACGCATACACCAGACTTCGTTTCCCAATGCTCGTCACCATCCTGAATGCTTCCCCAGCCCATGCGAGGCTCGCAGAACAATCCATGCGGATCGAACATGGAAGAGGCGTTGGCAATAGCAATGAAGTGATAGAAGTCTGTTCCAACTTGAAGGTTAGCCCTAGCGGAGAACACGGCTGGATTTGTCTGTGCGGCTTCGTCCACCATGATTACCATGCGAGGCAAGTGGACACCCTGCAACTTACCCACAGCCTGCTCAACGGCTCCAGAATCCACGGCAAGGGCAATGATGCTACTGCGATCATCCCCCCTCTGCGACTGGATCTTCGTTTGCGAATCAACAACATTCAACCCAAACAGCGGCACCGCAGGACGAACGAAGCGCATCATTTCCGACCAGATACGACCACGCAGGGAGGGAACTGTGGTGGAGGTGAGGGCAACACGAGTCGCCATTGGCTTCGCTAGGTATTCAACAAGCGACAGCAATGTGAACGTGAACGTCTTTCCAGCCGCGGCACACCCAGTAACTCCTATCTCGTTGTGATTAGTCCAAGCCCAAAGAGCCAACTCGTTCCAGTCATTCCAACTCTTGATCACATCGGGCCATAACATATGCACAACGTGCTTGATATGTTGCCCTCTGGAGATGCCAGAGATCCTAGACGGATCAGCATCACCCACCATTAGCAACTCAATCTCAAGTTGCGAAATGTTTGGGTGCTTGCTGAAATCTAGTCCGTATGTCTGAAGCTTCAATAGCTACGAAGCTGTGCCCGAATTGCATCCATTGCAGAGCGAGGCTTGCCCTTCGTTTCGGCCTCAGCATCGCTAGTAGATCCCTTGCTGATCCTTGGCTGGACAGCGGAGTCCTGTGCAATGCGGCTCTTATACTTGGCAAGTTCAGCCTTCAGCTTTGCATTCTCATCAACTGCTTCCTTTGCAATAACCGCAAGGAATGGGGCGACAAGCATTTCATTCTGCGAGGCGTTGCCATGCATGATGTTCTTTGCCGCATCAATCCTAGCTTTAACTGCCTTGTCGTTGGCATCGTCTCCAGTCATGCGGAAGAACTCACTCTTGTTGGCAAGATGAGATGCCATGCGATCAAACCCCTTGTTGATCTGCTCAACAGTCTGGATATGCTGGGCCTCCTCCGCTTGCACAATCTGGTTGTGTGTTGCCTTGTAATCCTGCAATGCAGATTCAAGTGTTGAACGCTTGCTGTCAGCGTTGTTAATGAGCGACAGGAATTGAGCCGCCGCCGCACCCCCTCCGAAGGAATCATCAATGAAATCAATGCGCTCCCTGCCCTTCAGGGAAAGAGCCTTCTCAACAATAGAGTCATCAGCCGCATATTCAGTTGCAAACTCCACAGCAGAGGTGACGGACGCATTGTATGGGTCTTGATACTTCTCAAGGAACTTGGGCGACTTCTCAAATGCCGTGCGCTCAAGTTCGGCCTCCATCTTCTCTAGCTTATCCCGATAGGTGGAAAGCTCTGTGTCCTTGGTCTTGAGGGTTTCCTCGTAACTCTCTGCCTTCTTGCGAAGCTCTGCAATATTGTCTTCCTTGCTCTTCTTCTTTGGCTTCTCCTCAATAGGATCTGGGTCTTTTGAAAGGTCAAGGTCAGATACGTCAAAGCTATTAGATACTTCAGGCTCTACTTCAACCTTAATCTTCTTTTCTTTTTTAGGCTCAACATCCTTGCCGTCCATGTTCTTTAGGAAGTCACTAGCCTCCTGCACGGAAACACTATCAAAGCCATCAACTGCCACATCATCGGGCAGGGATTCAAGGCTCTTCAAATCCGTTTTGGGGATATTGGGCTTGTTTTTAAGCTGTCTTGAAATCTGCGACTCCCAGCTTTCAGTAATTGGTTCTGGGGTTGTGGCAATGACGGGATCAGCGGCTTGCGTGATGGATGATACTGGGGCTTCTGTTTGGTCTGACATATATGTGTTGGTTAAAATTCGGTGGTGTAGCTAGGAGGAAGCTCTTTCATTTCCTCTGGTACGACGGAAAGGTTTTGCAGGTCGGATAAAATAGATGCCCTTCCAGCATCATATCCGAATAGAACGTGTGCCTTGTCGGAAAGCTGAAGCAATCCATTTCCAGCCAGCGTCCTAGCCATTGTCTGGGAATCCAGAATAGAAATAGCGGCCTTTAGTACTGGAAGATCAAGGATCTTCTTTAGTTCGATAGCGAGGGAAACATCCGCTCGCCACTCTTCATGAGTCATAATGATTTAGTTGTTGTTGTTTATCGGCAATTCCAAGCTCGCAGGGATTTGTTAATCCTGCTATTCGGGTCACGCTTTATTTTTTCGCTAGTCAGCTTGCTTTTCATCCCCTTCATCCGAGCGCAAAAGGATTTCCTTCTTGCGGCATCTTTTTCTGTTTTGGGGTTCGGTGCTGGCGGCTTTAGATTTCCACCAGTAGCCTTGTTGTAGCTTGCCCGTCCCTTGGCATTCAATCCACCTTTTTCGTTTTTCCCAGCTTTTTTCTGCCACAATTCAGTCATAATATTATTTGTTTTTATTATTATTAACTATTGTTTTACACATATCTATGAAGTCATCCTGACTCATTTCCATTTTGGCTACATTAACGCAAGCGCAAACGAGTTGGATGTTTTCTTTGGTGTAATATTCACTTGGATTGATTCGATCAATACTGATGTTGGATGATATTTTTCCTTTTCCAAGGATAAAAGTCATATCCCATCCAGTTAAAGCGCATTTTCCATTTTGTGATTCCCATTTTTGCAATAGGTCATCAATAGATACAAAGCATTCTCTCCTGCGTTTTGCTTTTCCAAGTAAATATGTCAAATAGCTTCTTACGCTCTTGGTTCTTAAAAATGCCACTCTGTGTAGCTTTTCTTTTCCCCAAGTGCGTTTATGGTAACTTGTCATTTTCTCTTTTGTGCAGTCTTTGCACCAAGAATTGTATTTGGGATTTCCATTGACAAGCTTTCCAGTCGTATAGAAAAAATCCAAAGGCTTAATTGCCTTGCAATGACTGCATGGTTTTTCTATACGGCTTTTGCTCATTTTTTCTTTGCGGTTTTCTTGCTGTCTCGAAATGCCTTTGCGGTCGGTGCGCCTTTGCTTGCCCTCCTTTCTAGTCCATGCCTGTGTCATATAATTTTAGTTGTTTATTGTCGTTGATTGCACAACAGCATTAAAGCCTTGTACTACTTTTACATTTGCAAGTCAAGCTTACTAATTTTTACATTGTCCATTTCATCTGCCTGTGCGTCCCTGATGGAGTGAATTAGGTTTTTTAGTATTAGGGCTGGCTCAGACTCCCTGCCTAGAAATGTTCTACAATAGATATAACGCTCATAAATGAGCGATATGATCTGCTCTCTCATTTCCTCCCGACCCGAATCAAACGGGTGTGTTGTCATTGTTTTTTATGGTTAGGTTTACCGACAATTACTTCTTAGCAGTCTTGGCAGACTGACGGAATGCCTTGGCTGTGGGTCGCCCCTTCTCTCCAGCTTTCTTCATTCGCTCGCCAGATCCTTGTGCAATTCTCTTTCGCTTTGCGTGAATGTTTGCGTAGAGTCCTTTTTTCATGGGTTGTTTATGGTTGGATTGATCCGTATTTTTGAGCCACCTTGATGCGATCAACCATCAACCTCTGTGCTGTCTTGCGGTCTTGGAGTTGCATCTGGTGCTGTGCCTTTGCCTGTTTGATTTGGGCATCGTTTTGGAACTTCATGCGATCAAGCTCAATCTTGTTCATGGCAACCATTGCCTTCGGATCTTGCTGTTGAGGCTGTTGCTGTTGAGCCATTGCCTCCATCTGGCTCTGCTGGATCTCCTGAGACATCCTAGCAAGCTGATCAGCAATCTTCATAAGCTCGCTCACCTGCTCATTCATGGCATTGAACTGATCCGCACGAGTGGGATCGGCCTCCATGTATTTAAGATGCGTGAGCATATGAGGAATAACAGCCTGCATTGTCTTATCAGCACCCACAGGATCAATCTGCTGATCTTGTACGGACTGTACGACTTGACCTGCGAACTGGAGGTGA